ATTTATACTCTTTTTCTAATTTCATTGGTGGGTCATCCCAATCGTCCGAGTACGTTGAAATAAAACCACCTTGTCGATATCTTAACACAGCTTGGGTCATAGAATCAACATAGTCATCATACTGACCATTAGGAAACGCTGCACATTCCTCAATCACTTCCTGAGCAAAATGTTCATCTAATGGTGCATACACCATACCAGACTCAAAGACCGGTGCACAGCTATTTATACGGGTATGTTTATCTCTTCCACGTGCTGGAACATAATCAATTACAGGTATTCCAGCTCTTCTAAGCTCGTGTATAAGTGGCTGACCACTAGCTTTAGCCTCAATAATAACTGTTTCAGGTTCCCAATAATGATATTGTTCTAGTGCAAGATTTTTAAGATCAGGAAAATCATATCTACCTTTTTGTGCATCAAGTAGAATAATACATTTCTCATAACCTTCTACAGGTTCAAATATTCCCCAAGTTGTTATAGCAGAATAGTCAGCAGTTTCTTTTTTAGAAAATGCAGTATCATAAGATTGAATCACGTGAAGTAGTTTTGGAAGATAGTCCTTATCATAGTCTTGCCACCACTCACGTTTTATAATGGCACCTTCTTCAGAAGTTGGGTCCTGCATGTATTGTGCATTCCAGTTCTTTGTTGAGATTGAAGCTTTGACAGAATCTAAATCTTCTTTATTCCAATACTCAGGCCAAACAGGTTCATCATTTGGAAGTATGGCAGGAAATTCTATAACCTCCCACTTATCGGCTTTAGGTTCTGATTGTGCCTTGATGAGCCTCCCAGTTAAATCATCGGTAGCCCAACGAGTCATTACAACTAAAATTCTTCCTCCAGGTTGCAAACGTTGTCTGGGTCCTGAACTGTACCATTCATATGCACGATCCATTGCTGAGTCAGACATTGAATCTTGCTCAGTATGTGGATCATCAATAATAAGCAAATCGGCCCCTCGTCCCGTGATCGAACCGCCTACACCCGCTGCAAAGTATTCACCACCATGATTGGTTTCCCACCTACCTTTTGCTTTACTATCTTCTCTAAGTGTAACATTCCCAAAGATTTCTTTATACTCTCTAGTATTCATTAAGTTACGAACTTTGCTACCGAACCTTGAAGCAAGTTCAGCGTTGTGTGATACCTGCATAATTTTTTTCTTTGGATACTTTCCAATATACCAAGCAGGGAATAAATAAGATGCGAATTCAGATTTAGTATGTCTAGGAGGCATGTTAATGATGAGCCTCTTTGCATCACCGTCAGCTATTTCTTCAAAAGATTCAGCTATTATTTGATGGTGCCCATATTTCTTTGGGTCCTTTGTTTTGCGATAAATAAAATCTTGCCAGACAGACTCAGCAAAAACTAAAAAATTATCCTGACATAATTTTATCCACTCAAGCTGTTTCTTAAAAATTATATCTTTTAATTCTTCTTCAGTAAGATTTTCAATATTCATATTCCCATCTCAACTTTTTTATAGAATGAACCTTCGGTTGCCATTCTCTATTTTTCCTTGTTGTCCAACCTTTCCCTTTAGGAAAGGCTTGAGTAATATTTACCATTTTAAAACCTGCAGCTTTTAAACTTATACCAGATTCTGTTTCAAGAGTATAAGTTATTATTTTTGTGCCACCCATCTCTTTCCAGATTCTAGCACAAGCACCATATAAAAAACTATTAATATTTTTGGTACCATCAGTACAAGTTCTTACAATTTCACCAATGTAACCATTATCAAGTCTTCTTGCTACTGGTCTACCAACGATTGCAACACCAACTAATTCATTATTTACTAACGCACCAATACAAAATTTACACCCCCGTACTTGTTTAGAGTGTCTATGTTTTTCCCTGACAAATGCGTTTGCTTCTCTTAGGGTGCAAGGTTTTATTTTCATACCGTTTGGGGTCCTACTATATTTATATATCCTACTTTGTAAACCCGTTCGCCCTGTGCTTCAGGGCTGTGATGCGTGAATTACAGGTGTAAATTTAGAAAAGCAGGTTGTCGGAAAAGTTGAGCCTTCTATACGATAGATACACCAATAGCCCTATCGGGCTATTGGTTATTGTTTATTATTAGTTATTCTGTGCTGTGTAGTGCTTGAATAAGTGTACTAAATTTCTTTAATACATTTTCTTTGAACTCATCTACACAAGGGTTGCCAACGTTCTCAAGTATGTGTTTCTCACACTCGCCCATTAACAACTGAAACATGATTTCATAATTGAGTTGTTTCTTTTGTCCATTCTCAATAACCATGTCGGCTAATGTAGTAGGCGATTTCTCGCCTACTCTTTCAGCTAAAACTTTAGCTATATTAATTAAATCACTATTGGGCATTTGATACCTCGCCAATAGCTTTATATTCACAATAAGCAATTTGCTTTTGGTGTGCATTGTATAAATCTAAATGTGCTAATTTAAATTTATCTTTATCAAAAGATTTTCTAACTCGGTTAATCTTTTGCAATCCAAAACTATTGCCATGCTCATCTTGAACAATAACTAAATTTTGGTTTGTTCTCTCAAATAGATTAACAATGTGTTCTTTCATACTTTCTAACTCTTTGTTAAGTCTATTTGCTTTTAGCTTTAATGTTGCATAAGCTAGGACTACTTTCTTTTCATCTTGCTTTAGCTTTTTTGCTGTTTGCATATTTTCCTCTTTGTTAAGTTATATATTCTTATGAATACCCTATCTTTATATATCTTATCTTGTCTTATGCAATAGTTAATTTATCTTTTTTTTAAGGTCTTTAATAGGTATTCTTTTATTTCCATCAATACTAATACTAACATCTTTGCTATCTCCCAATGCATTAATTAAAAAATTTAGGAACTGTTCCTGGTGTGCCGTGCCAGGTTTTAACTTTGGTACAGCTTTATCCTTTACCAACCGAGAACGAGGCGAGGCGACAGATGTCGCCTCAACCTTTTTATGTTTTGGCATTACCAACTACACCAATATTCTACGACCTTACCCTCATCTATGGCTTGTTCGCAAAATTTTAAAAACTTCATATCTTGCTCTTTGTACTCTTTAACCGAATCCTCTTGGAACTGTTGCCCCCAAAAAAATCCATCTTCTGCGTGATAGTCAGCAAAACCTTTTTCTAACTGTTCGCTTAATTCTTTCACGACTTCTTTGGTCATATAACATGGTGCGTCTTGGTCGCCATTAAATCCTAGATGTGCAAGATGTCCTTCAACTTTTACACTAGGGTTTTGGTCAGTCCATTTCTTCGCCATGAACTCTTGAAGTCTTGCGTGCTTTCTCCACACAAAAACATTTTCCTTATCTCCGTAATCGTCATCAGAATAGTATTGATCCCAATCTACCTTTTGACCTCTTAGGTGTGCGTGTTGGTCTAATCCCATTTTTCCTCCTTGTTGTTTAATGGTTTCCCCTCTCTTATCATATCCCACTATTAACGCAACAATTATCTTTTAGAACAATTCTAAACTAGAAAGGCAAACCCACAGCTCTTACCATCAGAGTTCCGTGCTGGTGCCTGGCACCAGTCCTTCCATCTACGCCTGGCCAGCTCCTGAACTACCGAGAAACGAGACGACATTACAGCAGACCAACGAGAGCGAGGATCACCACGCCAGTGCTGGCCAATGTGAATGTAGGGAAGAGGAATAAGAGCCCCAAGTAAACGAGAACGAAGCTCACGCTTCCTTCGTAGCTGGTGCTGCCAGATCCTGATGCACTTCACTGTCCTTCCAGCTGTTACCGTTTGCAATGCAGCGAGAACCGGGACCTCCAGTAAGAGCGTATACTTTACCGGCTTCAGGTTTGTCCTCAGCTCCTGCTGCGGGGACCTGGTCTTCTGGCCGCCACCCATCGGGTGGCGCATTGTCCGCATTCAATTGTTTTACGAGATCTTTTAGTTTTTGTTTTCCCATGTTACTCCCTCCTTGTCTGTTTTGTAACTGATTGTGTCACCTAGTTTTCTATCAACTAGTTTAACAGGTATGTTGTTTAGTTCTCCATATCCTTGCTGCTGCGTCCCCTGCAGGATCTTCACCCACATCGACTCGAACTGATCGTCATCCTTAAACCGAACGTAGACGAAATCCTTGGCTTCGGGTTTCTTTTCAAACTCTTTTACTCTGAAGTACATTTCCTTACTGTGCTTCGAACAGGTATATACAACGTTGTTGGCTTCTTCTTTGCTCATAGTTCTCCTTTGTTGGTTAACTATACATAAGACATGATGGGATAGCTGTCAACCCCTTTTTTTTATTTTCTGAAACCTTTCTTTCAGGGTAATGCTTCTTCCTACATGACTTGGTTTCTCTAGTTCTTCAACACACGCTATCGCATCAGCTACCAGCTCCTGAAGGTCAGTCACCTGCTGCACCAGCTCATCTACTCTCTTGCTGTAGGAACGAGCTTTGTTCTCACCTCGAACGAGATCGAGGGCTTCAAAATCTACTGCCATTAATCCTCCTTTTTCCTTACGATACGACATCGTGGGATAGCTGTCAACCCTGAAGTTCTGTGCTGGCCAGCTGGTGTCTTCACGCTGCGCCAGCTCCTGATGGGGTAACCTTTGTCCGAGAACGAGGTTTAGTTCAAACGAAAACGAGAAACGAGATCCTGAAGCACAGGTGAACGCTGCTGGGCCCCAGGCCACCGACCAACAAAGAGGGAAAAGTCGGTGGCCAGGATCCGAGAACGAGAGCTACGCTGCATCTGGCTGCCGGGCCAGCTCCGTTACCATCCTTCGCTGGACCAGTGGCCATTGTAACGGGAACGAGAACGAGGCAAAAGGCACCAACGAGCGAGGATCAGTAAACACGGACACCGGTCTGTACAGTTTAAGGGCTCTCTGCAAGGGGGTCTCTTTCAAGATAATTACTTTGCCTCCAGCCATAATATACTTGTTGATCCAAACAATTTGCCATTTATTTAGCTTGGGATAACTTAACGAATCTGATTTAAGTTCTATCCAAAATACTTCGCTTTTCATTACAGCATGTATGTCAGGAATACCATTGATTGTACTAGATTCTATGCGAGTTAAAAAGCATTCAGTCAGTCCTTTTTTGACCTTTTGCCATAGTCTAGATTCTGCATTTCTACTAGTTGTCATTAAGTCAGTTTTTTAATTTGTACAATAACTGAATTAGGAATCAAAGTAGTATTTCCAATAGTTTCAATTTCATTTTTATTATCGTTATATGAGTAATCACCAAATATTCTCGTCACACCTTTAGCTTGTGAAAGCAGATGACCTTTGGTGATGCAGGTAGCTAACTTTGCTTTTTTCACATCAGAAAAACTACTCCATGAGCTGTCCGAAACAATATCAAACCATTCTACTGATACCATTGGGTATTTATCTATTTCGTGTTTTACTTTCTTAGGTATTGCAATCTTTTTTCTATTCATCAATCTCAACCTTTATAGTTCCAACATGGGTTACTATGGTAGAGTTATGTACCTGGTTAAAAACATCTAACCATTCAGACCAACTAGCTTTCTTCAACTGTTGTAACGTCTTTGGACTCAACTTCAATCGTTTTGGCGTTGTGGCCATCGATTTTATTTGAAAGTTCCTCAAGCTTTTTTTCAAGTTGCTCACGTGACATACCCTCCAAACCACTGACTCTAACCTCTTTTCTATCAACATAAGCTCCAGCTAATTGTCCTGATCTATATTCAGCATTTATCGCAGCAGCATATTGTTTATCTTTTTCGGCTTTATCAGAAATTCTTTCTAATCTTTTATATCTTCTAAGGTTGTCACCTTCATATTTTTTAATTTCTTTTTCGAATAATTTATCAAAATATTTAGCAATATGTGGACTATGCTTTCTAGATAACATTCTAGATGCAACAGATCCATAATCTTTTTCATTAGTACATACATAACCTGCACGTTTAAGTGCTTCAGCTTGAGTGATTGATCCCCAATCTTTTACGTATATCTCTACAAACATTTTTTGTTTGGGCAATAAATCTAATTCAGTTCTTTCAGTTTTTTTCTTAAGTCCACCTGGCATTATTTTCTTCCTGGTTTTTTCTTGGGAAATTCTTTAGTGATTTTATTTGCATGTTCAGCAGCATTAGAGTGTGCAGATCCTGAGCTCATACCTGCAGCTCTTTGTTCATCATATTCTTTTTTAAATATTTTATTAAATTTTTGAGAGGCACCTTTTACAATAGGTTGCCCAAATTTATATGCTACTCCAAAGAAATATTTTTTTACCATAATTTCTACTATATAGATTATTTCACCAGAAAGTAATAGCCCTAAAAACTCCTGGTTGCGTTCCCGCAAGAGTGGTGTATCCAAGATACACCATAGATACACCATAGATACACCATTAAAAT